CAAGTTATGGACATAAACATGGATAATATTTTTGGTCTTTTTACATCTAATGAAAGTTTAGATAAGGGGGGAGATGCTGTTTATGTTAATTTCAAAAACACTCCAGTTTACTGGGTTGGTATGTACAAAAAATTAATTTTAAATCATATCAACTTCAATAAAAAAATTGTTAAATTCTTTAAAGAAGCAAATGAAGAATTGGATGTTAGTGAGGTTAAAGAAGCAGGAGAATTTGTTGTTTATAACCGAGCTTGGAGTTATATTAAGGACATAGATGTGGACAATAAAGACCACATAGATGCTATTGAAAAATATTGTGATGAATATCTAGATATAGCGTTAAAATTAGGAATATCGTTCTTCGAACAATTGGAAGAATATGAAAAATGTGCACTTTTAAAACACATTTTAGACAAATCTCAGAAGTTTTTAAAATAAATTTGGATACCCAACCCTTCATTATTATCTTAAACATATAGGGGGGAGGGTTAAGAACCTAGGAATGATGATGAATTAGGTTGATGATGATGGAGACATGAGGATAAATGGTTCCGATATTCCAATATATAATAAACATTAGTAAACATTAACAAATATAAAGTATATGCGTAATACACAATTAATAGATAAAAGGTTCCAACAAATGGAATCTAGGATTAAAGTTCTTAAATTTTTGTTAAGTCGTCAATCAAGTGTTGAGGATTTTAAAGAAGAGTTAAAAAATATGGAAGAAATATTAGAAGATCTTAAATCATTAATAGAAAGAGGTTTAGACCCACTTAGAAAAGGATAATAAAAAATTAGAGTTATGAAATTGACAGCAGAACAAATCCAAGAAAATTGGAATGTTTTTATAGGGAATATTGAAAAATATATTTCATCTCCACGTAAAGAGAAATTATTAGAATTTTATGAAAAGTACCAAGAGCGTATTTCGCTTATGCCTGCTGCTCATAAAAAAGAATACCACAATGCCTTTCCTGGGGGTTATGTTGAACACGTAAACCGTGTTGTTCGTTGTTCTTTAAAGCAAGCTGAATTGTGGAAAGAAGAAGGTGCTGATATGGATACTTTTACTATTGAAGAATTAGTATTTTCTGCTATAAACCATGATTTAGGTAAGATGGGAGATGAAGAAAATGAATCATATATTCCTCAAACTGATAAATGGAGAAGAGATAAATTAGGTGAAGATTATATGTTCAATAAAAAAGTACCATTTGCTTCGGTTCCTGATAGAGGTTTGTTTTTGCTTCAATCTCATAATGTTCAATATTCATTTAATGAAATGTTAGCAATCCAAACACACGATGGTTTATATGATTCAGCAAATGAAAAATACCTAAAATCATACATGCCAGAACAAAAACCAAGAACTAGTTTACCATTCATTCTACACCAGGCAGATATGATGGCAGCTAGAATTGAGTTTGAGAGAGAATGGTTGCCTAAGTTAAAGGGAGATTTGGATACCACAAATAAGAATTTTATATTGGGGGGTAATAATAATAAAAAATCAAACACTTCTGTCAAATCCAAAGCACTTGGATCAATCAAAAGTGAAGGTTTAAAAAATATATTGGATAATTTATGATTACCGCAATAATAATTTCAGTCTTGTTAATTTTAGTTGTTGTCTTAGGATATACAACTTTCAATCTATTACGTAAAAACGAAAATGCAGAAGATATCGTAGTAGGTTATCTCGTCTATTTAGACAAAATATCAAAGGTTATAGAAACATCAGATGAAATACTTAAAAAGATCGACCACAAAGGATCTTTTGAAAGTGATGATGAAGTAGGTTTTTTCTTCAAGCAAATCAAAGAAATTCAAGGTATCTTGAATGATTTCAACTTGAAAAAATCTTAAAAACTTTATGGATTCTATAATTAGAAAGCACAAGAGCAAGCCTCAGAGTAGGAGGTATTTTACTAAAGAAACAGAAGCTGCAATTGTTAAATATAACAATTCAACTGATGAAGAAGAACGTAGTAATTTATATGCTGAATTTATCCATTGGCCTTTCTATAAACTTACAGAAAATATTATTCATACCTTTAAATTTTACCATACTGATGGTGTAGATAATTTAGAAGATTTACAACATGAGATAATGGTATTTTTATTATCTAAAATACATTTGTTTAATCCTGAAAATGGAGCTAAAGCATATTCGTATTTTGGTACTATAGTAAAACGTTGGTTGATAGCTTATAATCAAAAGAACTATAAGAGAAAAATCAATAATATTCCAATTACCAATCTATCAAATTATTCTAATCTAAATACTTCAGATCCTGATTTCATTATATCTAAAAGAATGGATAAAGAAGTTAGTAGTATAGTTGAAACAGAAGAATATACAGAAGAGGATGATTTAGGTATGAAAGGATATAAATCACAGGATAAATTATCTTGGTTTATGGATCAATATGTCGCGTATTGTACTGAACATATCTTTGAATTGTTCCCTAAAAAATATGATGCTCAAATAGCAGATGCAATTTTAGAACTATTTAGAAAAAGAGATGCTATTGATGTGTTTAATAAAAAAGCACTTTATATTTACATTAGAGAGCAAATAGATGTAAAAACTCCAAAAATAACCAAAATAGCCAATGTATTGTACGGTATATTCAAAGAAAAATACCTATTTTACTTAGATCAAGGTAGATTTCCATCCTAAAAATTTTATTTAAGTATATTTATAAATAAAACTATGGGACAATTAGATTCAGTAGTGTTTGGAAATAAAAAGTTCTCGGACATCCTAGAAGAGATTTATAATAATCAAAAGAAAAAAGACGTACAAGTAACAGCTCTAATCTCAGAGTTAAAACCATTAATTAATGAAATTGGTGATGCTACACTTATCGTTCCTTTAATAAAAGAATATATGGAAATTGGTGTAAAAAATGATGAACAGCTAATTAAAATGGCTACTATCGTTCAACGTGTATTAAATTCAGGTCAAAAAGATGATGGAAGTTTTGGTATAACTGATGATGAAAAAGAACAACTTATCCAAGCAATGGAAGATTTGCAAATAAAACCAAATGACGATAAATAATGGCTAAGCAGGTAACAGGTCTTTCTTCATTACAATCAACACCTTCTGTCAAATCATCCCTATCAGGGGTATTTGGAGCTAGGGTTAGATATACTATCTTAGATGATAAGACTGAGCCAACTGTATTTAAAGAATTTGGGGAATGGTCTTCAATTGGGTCTTTATTTTTCTCAAAGTTAAATAATCCAAACCCATCTAAAAATTTCACTACAGATAATTTTGCCAAACCATTATTTCCAAACAACAAAATATTTCCATTAGAGAATGAAATAGTTTACATATTACCCCTCCCTAATAGTAATGTCCAAGGAGATGTCAATGATGTTTCATTTTATTATTTCCAACCTGTAAATATATGGAATAGTGTTCATCATAATGCTATACCAGATCCAATAAATGGTAATTCTTTACCTCCATCTCAACAGCAAGATTATGAACAAACTGAAGCAGGTGCTGTTAGAAGAGTAACTGATGGTGGTTCTGAAATTGATTTAGGTAATACATTTGTAGAAAAGTTAGATATAAAAAATCTACAACCATTTGAAGGTGATATATTTTATGAAGGGAGATGGGGTCAAAGTTTAAGATTTGGTTCAACTGTTAATGATTCTCCAATATTAAATCCATGGTCTAGAACCGGTGATAATGGTGATCCTTTAACAATTTTAAGAAATTCACAATATAATGATGGTAAAGATGCTTGGATACCACAAGTAGAAGATATTAATAAACAAGGTTCTTCTGTGTATATGACTTCAACTCAAGCTATTCCTATTGAAGTTTCAAGTAAATCTTATAGTTCATATAAATTAGCTCCAACCAAACCAAAACAATTTGCAGGTGAACAAATTATTTTAAATTCTGGTAGATTATTATTTAATACAAAATCAGATTCAATTTTAATGAGTTCTAAAAATAGTATTAATTTAAATGCTATTAATGATGTCAATATTGATGCCCCCAGAACAGTAATACAATCAAAAACAGTAAAATTAGGTGATAGAGATGCATTTGAATCTGCTATATTAGGTGATAAATTTTTTGCTGATTTAAGTAGATTACTTAAAAATCTGATAGAATTAGGAATGGCACTTCCAAGTGTAGGAAATCCATCAGTTGCTGCTGCTTCAACTACTATGATGAAAGCTGCAACACAAATACTTAATAATATTGAAAAATATAAATCTAAAACAACTAAAATTAAGTAATGTCGTTTGCTAAATTAATAAGTGTCTTAATGGTAGCTGTTGCTAAAAGTGGAGTTGATCTAGACTTAGTTATTGCTACTCTTAAAGAAAAGGCAATAGATATTGCAGCTACTCAAATTGAAAAACAAGTTCCAATTGAATTACCATTTTCAACAAGAGAAGTATTAAATGGTGGGACGTTACCCCCTAATTTACTTTCCCCTGCAACTTTAAATACTGCAAAGGATTTATCACCCCCACTTCCTGAACCTCAAAGAGCTCAGATCGAAGGTGTTTTAGATGGAGTTGAAGGTGGATTAGATGCAGTTGTACAAACTTTAAATGTGGTAAAAGGTACTGTAAATACTATTACAGAACCACTAGAAACTATAAATACTTTAGGTGAAACTTTAAATGGTATAGTAACAGCTTTAGAACTTACAATTGCAATTGTATCAGAATCAACAGGAACAATCCCTTTAGGTGCACCTCCTGGAAGTCCACCATTAAAAGTAGTTACCAAAATTGAGGATGTTTTATATAAAACTGACCAAAAAGTAAGAGAAATAAAACCCCCCTTAGAACAAATTCCTAAGGCTGTAGCAATTATTACTAGAATATTAGTTCCCATAGTTGCCCAATTAAATTTATTTGACCCCATATTTCAGAAAATTATCCAAATTGTAACTTTTGTTAGAGTATTAATACAACCTGGACCTGCTACTCAAGCTGGTATAGATGCAACTTTATCATCTATTACAAGTAATATTCAAGAATCTTTAGCAGTAACAGCTGGGCCTTTAGAATCATCATCTAATAGTGAAGCTAACGAAGCAGCTAATAATGCTTTATTATTTTTACTTACTGATGGGGGTGGGGTTAGATATAAAGGATTTACACTAATCCTTGAATTTAATTCAACCAATACTTTTAGCTTCCCCGCTAGAAGAATTAAGGCAGTTCGAACAATTAGTGCTAATAATGCTTTTAATGAAACGGGTGAAGCATTTGGGGTTACATTATATTCTGGTACTTCACCTGCTCAAGTTGAAGGACAAATAGATACATCAGGTCCATATTCATTCTCATCCTCAACTCAAGTGTTGTTTGATGAAGCTAAATTTAATATAGACCAATTTTTACGAGAATATACAAAGAGTGATGAAGTAGAAGAAGTAGAAGAAGATATACCATCCCCAACTCCTTTAACTCCAGCACAAATATTAGAAAATCTTGTAAATGAAGCACGTCAAAGCCTAATAGATAGAGGATTTACTGAACTAGAAGCTAAATGGATTATGGAAGAATCTGATCTACTTGTACAAAATATTACTCAACAAATAGATAATGGATTAACTCCAAACGAATTTTTTAAACAAATATTAATAAATAGAGGATTTTCTGAAGGGGAAGTTAATTACCTAATAAGTGCTCAGTCGGCATCTAAATGGGTAGCATATATACAACAACTATATCCGAACTTTTCACTTGCAAATATTGATGCAGTACTTTTTATAGCTGAAAATGTATTTAATCTTCAACCTTACACAGGATCTTAAAACTTTTTAAACAAAATTAATTAACATAATATTTATAAACAAAATGAAATCTACAGAACTTAAAAAAATGATCAAAGAGGCCGTAAAAGAGGCAATCCAAGAGGAAATCAAAGATATTCTATTGGAAGCTGTTCGTGCACCTAAAGGTTCATCTGTGGCAGTTATGCAAGAATCAGTACAACCGATTCAACCACAATCAACTAACACACAACCACAAATGAGTGCAGCTCAGAGAAAAAATATGTATGAACAGGCGTTAAATAATACATCAATATCACTTAATTCTTCTGATGCTCAATCATTTAGACCACAAGCCGGATTTGATTCAGCAAATGGTTCATTACCTCAAGGAGATGTTGATATGAGTCAGATAATGGGTTTAATGTCAGCAAAATAAAAAATTTAAATGGCTCAAATTATACAAAATAAATACCCAATTGATACTGAAGCTAGAAGAGCAGTAGGGTTTGGCTTTCCATTAAATGGAGATGCTGTATTTGTGCCTACATTCCAAACTAGGGACCAAATCAAAGCTAATCTAGTTAATTATTTATTAACTAATAGAGGTGAAAGAGTATTTAATCCTAATTTTGGTGCTGATTTGAGAAATTTATTATTTGAAAACGTTTCAGATACAACAACTGAAGATTTAAGAGAAAGAATACAAAATGATATTAATTCTTTTTTTCCCGAAGTGCAAGTGAAACAGGTAGTATTTGACAATATTCCTGATTCTAATACAATTAATTTTACATTAACATATCAAATAGTTTTATTTGGTATAGAAGAAAGTGTTAACATATTATTACAATAATGGTAGATTTAAAAAGAGACATACGTTATATCAATAGGGATTTCAATGATTTTAGAAGTGCCCTCATTGATTATTCAAAAACATATTTTCCTAATACATTTAATGACTTTACGGAAACGTCTACAGGTATGCTGTTTATTGAAATGTCTTCTTATGTAGGTGATGTTTTATCATTTTACTTAGATAATCAAATTCAAGAAACATTTATCCAAACTGCACGTCAAACTGAAAATTTATTCAATTTATCTTATATGTTAGGTTATGTACCTAAAGTAACTACAGCAGCATCTGTTGATATAGATTTTTTCCAACAAGTGCCTGCTAAATTAGTTAGTGGTGTTACTGTTCCCGATTATGATTATACTCTAAAAATACCTGAAAATACTCAGGTTAGCTCTAATGCTAATAGCAATATTAAATTTTTAATTGAAGATGTAGTTGATTTTTCTGTTTCATCTTCAATGGATCCAACTGAAGTTTCAGTTTACCAATTATCAGGGACACAACCAACATTTTATTTGTTGAAAAAAACACGAAAAGCAATTTCAGCTACTGTTAATACAACAACATTTACTTTTACGGCACCTCAAAGATTTGACACTCGTACTTTAAATATTTCAAATATTATAGGTATTTTAGATGTAAAAGATAGTGATGATAATACATGGTATGAAGTTCCTAATTTGGCCCAAGAAAATGTATTTGATTCAATCAGAAATACAAATGTAAATGATCCAAACTATTCAGATAATAGTGATGCTCCATATTTACTTCAATTAAAACAAGTACAAAGAAGATTTGTTACTAGATTTAAAAATGAAAGTACATTAGAAATACAATTCGGAGCTGGTAATTTTGGAGATAATGATGAGGAAATAGTCCCAAACCCAGATAATGTAGGTTTAGGTCTACCATTTGAAAAAACAAAATTAACGACAGCATTTTCCCCATTAAACTTTGTATTTACAAATACTTATGGTATCGCCCCATCTAACACTACTTTAACGGTTAGATATTTAACTGGTGGGGGAGTTGGTGCAAATGTTGAGGCTGGTTCGTTAACAGCAATTGATGATACTAATATTGTGTTTTTAAACACAAATCTATCCGATTCTTCACTAGCAAATACTATTTTCGCTTCTATAGCTTCAAATAATGTATTGGCTGCAGATGGTGGTCAAGATGGTGATACTATAGAAGAAATTAGGAGAAATGCAACCGGTAATTTCCAAAACCAACTGCGATCTGTAACTCAAGAAGATTATATAATTAGAGCATTATCAATGCCTGCTAATTTAGGAGTAATAGCTCAAGCATATGCTAGACCAGCTAAAATTGGAGAATACCAACCAGGTGAATTACCAACAGTATTAGATTTATATATTTTATCTTATGATAT